GGGCCTGCTCCCACAGGTCCAGCCCCCAGTCCGACGTGGTGGAGGGGTGCAGCTGCCGGAGGGTCAGGCCCCGGTCCGCCCGGAGCCGGTCCGCCAGAAGGGAGAGCACCCTCTGGAGCTCCGCATCCTGGGGGCTGTCCCGGTAGTGGGTGGGAAGCATCCGGATCAGCTCTGTCATGTGACGTGCACCTCCTTCAGCTTGGGCACGCTGCCGGCGGGGATGGACACATCCGCCGTCCCATCGTTGATGGTCAGGGTGGAGAAGGTCTGCACCCCCTCGATGGTCAGCAGCAGGGCCAGCACCCGGTTGTAATACAGGGTGTAGGGCAGATCCGCCTCCGGCCCATAGTAGATGGTCCCAAACTTCTGCCGGACCAGTTCCCGGAAATAGTCCCTCAGACGGCGCTCCAGCTCCTCCTGCACCTGGGGGGCGGAGGTCCCGGACAGGGTGACTGCCGCGATGACCGAGACCTCCAGTTCCCCTGCGGCCTCCACCGACACCGAGGCCCCCACGGGGCGCCTGGCCCGGATGCTGTCCTTCACAGCCTCCACCATCTCAGGAGAGGCCCCCTCAAAGCTGCTGTCCGTCACCGTGATCCCCACAGTGCCCGGGCCGGCGGGCAGTTCCACCACCTTGGCCTCGCCGGTCCCCGCCACCTCCATGGCCCAGCCCCGGTAATCCCAGCCGTTTCCGCTGGTGCGGGGCCGCTTCCGGGCCTCGTCGATCCGGGCATACAGGGCGGCGTCGCTCTCCCGGTCGGTGCCCCCCTCCCCCTGGGTGTTGACATAGCCCTCCAGACCCGGGAGGTTGACAAACATTCCTGTCAGGCTCCCAGGCGTGATATTATACACGCTGCCCTCAGCTGCCGCCTCCAGGCGGCCCTCAGCAGTACCTCCAGAGCCAATGGTCACATCCTCCATCAGCACCAGCTGAAGTCCCGTCCCGGTGAGAAAGACGGTCCCGGCGGGGATCACGGTCCCGGCCTTCCCAGTCAGCGTCACGCCGCACCGGGCCC